ATCAGCAACAGGCCACACTGGCACGCATTACTGTTCGGAACCACATTCCCGAACCTACAACAAATCGGAGACAACCTATGGCGATCACCCGAGCTCGAACAGCTCTGGCCCTACGGATTCAGCTCAATAGGAGAAGTCACCTTCCAAAGCGCCGCCTACGTCGCAAGCTACTGCACAAAGAAAGTAAACGGACCCCTCGCAGCCCAAAAATACACGCGAGTGAACCTACAAACAGGACAAATAGAGAAAGTACAACCAGAAATGGCACGAATGAGCCTGAAACCAGGCATCGGAGCCAACTGGCTCAGAAAATACTGGCCCGAAGTCTACGCGGCCAGAGACGGCGTAACAATGAAAGGGGGCTTCACAATGCAAGCCCCAAGGTACTACGACAAACTAATGGAAAAACAAGATCCAGAAACAATAGAAAACAAACAATACGAAAGATACAAAAAAAGAGAACAATATATACAAGACAGCACACAAGACCGACTAACCGTCAGAGAAAAAGTAGCCACAGCAAAACTAAACCAGAAACAAAGGAAATTACGATGAAAATGAAAATATACGCCGTCAGAGACAACGCCACAGAGCAATACGGAAACGCCATGTTCATGGTCGGACACGGACAAGCCATCAGGAGCTTCACCGACGAGATCAACAACAAGGCCAACGACAATATGCTCAACAAACACCCAGCAGACTTCGACCTATACCACCTCGGCGAATACGATACCGACACAGGTGAGTTCGACACAGTAAGACCAATCCGCCTAGCGATAGGTAAAGACCAACACGTCAAAGGGGAATGACAATGGCTGACTACGGCACAAACTTCAGAGCACCACGAGTCGACGTACACCAATTCTCCATGATCCCGAGGGCCGAGATCCCACGCTCGACCTTCAACATGCAGCACCAGCACAAAACCACCATCGACGCGTCCAAACTCTATCCAATCTATGTCCAGGAAATACTCCCTGGCGACACCTTCAACGTCAGCATGACGGCATTCTGCCGCCTGCAAACGACCATCTATCCAGTCATGGATAACATGGACATCGAAAGCTGGTTCTTCTTCGTACCAAACCGAATCGTATGGTCACACTGGGTCAATTTCATGGGGGAACAGCCCTCAGGACCTGCCGACAGCATCAGCTACACCATTCCACAAATCGTCTCGCCCGTAGGCGGATTCCCAGCCTTCAGCATCTACGATTACATGGGAATACCCGGCGCCGGCCAAATCGGAGGCGGCAACACCACCAGCGTCAACGCACTACCATTCAGAGCCTACAACGACATCTACAACGAATGGTTCCGAGACCAAAACCTCACCAACGCAGTAGGAACAGGAGCCACCAACACCGTCACAGACATCGGCGACGGACCAGACCCACAAACAAACTACACCGTACTCACCACAGCAAAACGACACGACTACTTCACCAGTTGCCTACCCTGGACACAAAAAGGAGCAGCCGGAGCCGTAACGCTCCCACTCGGCACAAGCGCTACAATACGAACACAATCAACAAACCTCGTTAGCGGAGCCCAAGCAGGACTCCGCTGGATCACAGCAGGAGGAGCAGCACCAACACCAGGCAGATACGTAGGAATCGCGGCAGCCGGAGACAACGCCGCGGAAGGAACAAGCGCCACTGGCGGTGTATTCACAGGCATCAACAACCTATACCCCGCCAACCTTTACGCAGACCTAAGCACAGCAACCGCGGCAACCATCAACCAACTACGGCTCGCATTCCAAACACAACGACTACTCGAGAGGGACGCAAGAGGTGGTACACGATATACAGAAATTATTCGCAGTCACTTTGGTGTTACTAGCCCTGACATGCGTCTACAGCGCCCTGAGTATCTGGGCGGCGGCAAGACACCAGTCAACATTGCACCGGTTGCACAAACAACCGCCACGGGCCTTACAGGAGGAACTTCTCCCCTCGGAACGCTGGCCGGCGTGGGCACAGCAGTTGCCCGATCACACGGCTTCAGAGGCTCGTTCACAGAACACGGATACATCATCGGACTCGTCGCAGTCAGAGCAGATCCCATATACCAACAGGGACTGCGCCGCATGTGGACCAGAAGCACCCGATACGACTTCTACTTCCCCGTATTCTCAATGCTCGGAGAGCAAGGAGTAAGAAACGATGAAATCTACACGCAAGGGGCAGCAGCTGACACTCAAATTTTCGGGTACCAAGAAAGATGGGCCGAATACCGATTCTTCCCAAGCATGGTCACAGGAAGCTTCAAATCCACCTACACCACCCCCCTCGACGCCTGGCACCTCGCACAGAAATTCACCGCTTTACCGGCCCTCAACAACACATTCATTACCGACCCTACTAACACCATCCTGGTTAGAGCCCTCGCAGCCGGAGCCGCAGCAAACAACCAACAGTTCCTCATCGACCTGTTCTTCAGCACCAAGTGCGCAAGACCCATGCCAATGTACTCCGTGCCTGGAATGATCGACCACTTCTAGGAGAACCACATGTGGGACTGGATAACCAACGCCATATCAGACATCGGCGGATGGGTAGGTAACCTCTTCGGCAGCCCCTCAACAGGGGCTGCCGCAGCTTCCATAGCAGGAGACCAATACTCACTACAAGGCACAAGAGAAACAAACGCGGCAATGGTCCAACAGGCCGGACTCAACAGAACCTTCAACGCCGCAGAAGCAGGAAAAGCACGCAGCTTCGACGCACAACAAGCCCAAATGGCCAGAACCTTCAACGCAAACCAAGCCAGCACACAACGAAACTGGGAAGCCGGACAACAACAACAAGCCGAAGCCTACAACACAGCCATGAGCAACACCGCCATGCAAAGACGAATCGCAGACTTAAAACGAGCAGGCATAAACCCCCTCATGGCTATATCACAAGGAGGCGCTAACGCACCGACAATGTCCGCACCCAGCGGATCATCAGCACAAGGACAGGCCGCATCAGGACCCGCCGCAAGCGCAGGAGGATTACCCAACCTGCAAAACCCAGGACAAGCCTTCGGCAACCTAGGCAACCAAATAAGCAGCGCCCTGCAAACACAAACCATCGGCGCCAACATCGACCTGATGAAAGCCCAAGCCAACAAACTCGACACCGAAGCAGGAAAAGAAATACCCGCTCAGATCGAATACCTAAAATCCATGACGGGCCTAAACCAAGCACAAGCCAACCAGGTCAGCACCAACCTAGAATTCATCACCGCCAACATACAAGCCGACACCAGCTCAAAATGGAGCACCTGGGAACTCAACAACTGGAAAAGCAAACTGGAAGACCAGAACCTAGAAATCCTCAAAGCCACCAAAGAAGCCCTCATCACCGCCACACAATCAGACGCCACAGCCAAAAAACTAGGCCTAGCGGGACTCGGCAACCTCAACGACCTACAGAAAGGCAAACTAGGAAAAATACTAACCTACATCAACGCCATACTACACCCAGCACAAACCGCGGCCGGCATAGGCGCAACCACCGCACCAATCTTCAAAGAGGACTGACATGATCAAATACAGAGCCCACAACGGATACGACGCCAAAAAAGCCTCAGACGAGGCCGTAGGCCCCGAACCAGGCATAAGCCTAACCATTCAATCCATGGCCGAAGAAGCCGACATCAACGTACTCATGTACCGATACGGAATCACCGGCAAAATGCCCGACAACCCAAGGATACCCACCTATGGAGACTTCACCGGAATCACCGACTACCGAACAGCCATCGAAGCCGTCAGAGACGCAGAACACGCCTTCATGGAAATACCGGCACAAGTCAGGAGCAAATTCGACAACGACCCACAAAAGTTCCTTGAATTCTGCTCTATGGAGACGAACGTCGACGAAATGCGCAAACTTGGACTACTCAAGCCTACTCAAGCTCCTCCTCCTACTCGAGAACCGACCACTACAAACCCAGATACTCCGAAAGCTACTTGAAGACCACAATTCCAGACCTGGCACACTTATATCAAGTAAGATAAGTGTGCAACCACCAAAAGGGAACCCCAAATGAGAAACACCAGAGGCGCAGTCAACAAAAACCGCTCGGCACGAGCCTTCAGAACCAACGTGAGCAAGACTCACCCTAAAAACATCGCTATGGCGCCCCGTAGGGGCGGCTGGCGACTATAAAAAAAGGGGGGGCCACCACCCTAGCGGCCCCCCCCACATACACGCCTACAAGGAGATCCTAATGCCTTGCTACCACCCGATGCAAGCATACCAGGCAGAAGACGGAAAAATCGTCTTCGACGAAATAGCCACTAAAAAACACGGAGGACACCTCAAGACGCTCACACTACCCTGCGGCAGATGCATAGGCTGCCGACTCAAACGAACAAAAAGTTGGGCAATAAGGTGCATGCACGAAGCACAAATGCACAACGAAAACTCATTCATCACGCTCACATACAACGACGAGCACTACAAACTAGGACTCGACTACACAGACTTCCAAAAATTCCTAGACCGGATGAGAAAGCACAAAGGACGACCAACCAGGTACTTCGCCGCCGGCGAATACGGCGACATCAGCAA